ACGCAGTTGTTGTGTCCCACTCTTTTGTTTGAAACTGCAACTTTGTCCATGTTGCACCAGACAGCGTTTGTGCGCTGCTCTGGTACGCACTAAAGCATGGCGCACCGCCAAGGCTGTTCGGGTTGATCTTGCTGATAGCCATCACTGACCTCCTTGTTCATCGGCTGGCTCAGGCGTGTTGCCCTCTTCGAGCCATTTGAGGTATTGCTGGTAGTCTGTGTTGGCTGGGTCGAAAGGGATGCAAGCGCCGTCTGCGGTGCGTATGACGCAGTTACACATTTCATTTGTTCTAGGTGAACGATACAGTTTGTACATATTACAACTCCGCTGATACTTCAATGTAGGCATTAGATGCCGTTTCTACAATTGTGCAATTTCCAGCCACCAAACCAGATGAGCCAGTCCACGCCCCAGTGGCAATTGTTTGAGCTGTTGTTGAATCAATAGGTTTGTTGCTATAAGCGGTTGTAATTGAGCCTGTTGCGTTTACGGCTGTAAACGTGCCAGAAGCTGTCGCCGTTGGCTGCGCTCTCATAGTTACAGGTAGGTCAAAAATTTTTCCAAACGCTGCGCTTGATGAATATGCCTGAAATAATATGTTGTATCTGGCAGCTCCAATGTTGTTAATCCACTTGTAGTAGTACCTTTGACACAAAGCCAACTCAGTACCATACGGGCGGTAGTCAAACGATGTGGCTGTGCTGCCTTTTTCTAGTTGAACGCCTGTGATGTAGAAGGTAGCTCCGTTTGTGGCCGTCCAGTTTACAGCTGTTGGTGCACCATTATATGATCCTGCAGCCCATGTATTTGTTGGCGCACCCGCTTGAGCAACTAAACAAAAACGAATGTTCAAACCACTTCTATTATCTGTGTACCAGTTTCCAGTAGTGTTCCCTGGAATTGTCAATGAAACTTGCTGCCATGTGTTTGCAGAAGTAATCGTATATGTCGCCACATACGAATATCCATAATCACTACTTTGCAAAGATACCGCATAAGTTCCAGCAATACTGGATTGAACCCAGAAAGAAAGCGTTGAAGTTTTGGCGTTTGCTGTTCCCCAGCCCATGTCAGCCACACTGAATCCTTCAATGGACTGTTGGAAAAAAGAATAGCTTGGAGTTCCCGCAGAAGTAACAGTTAAAGCTAAGCTGCTTGTAAATCCTGCTGGCGCAGTAGATGATCTTTGTGCCGTTAAGGTCGCACCTGATGCTTGTAAAACATAAAATCTATCGACAGGATATGTTTGTGTAGTTGTAATACCAGTAACACTCGCACCAGCATTACGTTGGTCAATTATCATCGCACCATTGATGATGCGGTTCTTCATGCCATAGGTGGCGTTCTGCAAATCACCACTCAACTGACGCAAGCCAACAGAGCCATCAGTTGGCTGCACCACTTGAGTGATCGGGCTGGTGTAGCGCACATAGATGTTGCTGCTGCCAGAAGGCGGTGCGCTGGTGAATGTAATGGTGTTGCCGCTGACGGTGTACGCATCGACGGGGCTTTGCACCACGTTTTCAATGACGGCCTCGACCTGCGCCACGGAAGCGACTTGGCGCGACAGCGTGAAGGCAGTGGTCGAGCCGTTGCCGCTGAACACATCGACCGCTGGCGTAAACGCTTGCTGTGTTGGGTTATTTCCAAGATAGGACATGCGCTACCTCTTAGGCGATGTTGAGAACGCTGGTCACTGCGTCGATGGAAGCAGCAGCCGAGGACACCACCTTCAAGACATCGCTCGTGACCAACACGACTTTCTGGTCGCCGCCAACGACAACAAGCGCACCACCAACTGGCACTGTCGCGCCTTTAATGAGGTAGTAGTTTGTGCCAGAGCGTGTGACGTAAACGTCAGTCGTCACGGGTGACGCGCTGGTGTTCGCGCAAGACAAGCCGATGATAGTGGTCGTAGTGGCTGCGCCAACAGTGACGATGGTTGCTGCCGATGTGCCAACGTCTTTGTTGACGTAAGAGGTGAATGTGTTTGCCATGATGGTTCCTTTTTAACCTAGAGCGATTGCCATCGCGATTGCTGCATCAGTTGCCGCTGCCGCAGCACTTGCTGCACTTGCTGCTGCTGCGGTTGCCGAGCCTGCTGATGCTGTCGCGCTGCTTGCCGAAGCCGTGGCGCTGGTTGATGCCGCGCCTGCCGATGATGCTGCTGCCGCCGCGCTCGCTGCTGCGTTGGCTGCTTGGTTGACGTAATTGTCAGTGGAGACGATCACGTTGCCAGATGCGTCAAACACGATGGCTTTGTTGGCTCGCGCACTCGAAGAGGGCAGGGTGGCCGTCAGGCTTGACGAATCGGTGTCTGGAAAACGGATCACGCCGTTAAGCGAGTTTTGCTCCTGCTGCGCGATCATCGTCAGCTTGTCGAGCGCCTGCTCATGCGTGGCCGCAGGGAAGGGGTCGTTTGGCTGATAGTCAACGTCCTGAGTGATCGGCACGTTGCGCAAGATCACCAGCGTCTGACCAGATGCAGGCGCTGTGTTCATGGTGACCGTGCCGCCAGAACTCACGCCTGCACCAGTGACGGTGTAGTCTGTAGTCAGCGTCTTGACGGTTTCAGTTCCGTCAGCGGCACGCAGCACGACCTTGAGGTGGCTGTTGGCGAGGAAATAAAAGTTGACGGCGAACGCTGTGGTCGAGCCGTTGCCAGCAAAGCTGACTTTCGATGTGGTTGTTGAGACGGTCAAGATGGACTCCTAAATCAGCGCACGACCTCGGAGGGTCGGAGCAGAAAAGTTTGGGCGTTTTCCTTTTCTACCCTTCGCTCCATCCTGCGCAGGTAGCCAGAGTTCATGGCCTCCTGCATGCGATAGATTATAAGGTAGTCAAGCGCCATGCGGGTGTAGAAGAGATTGAGGAAGGGCGTGTGATCGATGACCTTCTTCAATGCCTGCGCTGCCACATCATCGCCCTGCAATGCCTTGTGGTAGAGGTCGACGAAGTCGCTTGCCATCGCAGGCACGGGGCCAACGAGCAGGTCTGAGAACTTGCCGCCAAAGCGACTGGCCTCACCGAAGAGGAAATCGCCCCAGATGCCCATGCCGCCGCCTTGCAGCATCGCGGCCTGCCATGTCTTGGCCTCCATCGGATCGCGTGGTGTGCGGCCCTTTGCCAAGTCCTTGAGCGACATCGAGGCGTAGCCTGCCAGCGTCGACCACAGGATCACGTTGGCAAGGCCTTGCATCTCGCCGTTGCCGTTGCGCAGTGCGCCGACGATACCTTTGAAGCCAGCCTCGCCCTCGTAGCCACGGCCATACAGCTCGCGGCCCATGACCTTTTGCATGTACGCGCCAGTGAACGACTTGAACTGCATCATGAAGCGCATGAACTCGCCGTTGATCGTGCCAGCCTGCGTGCCTTGCAGCATCAGCGCCTTGGTCTTTGCGTCAGGCTCGAGCGCGGCAAACGATGTGCGGTCGGTAAAGTAGGTGCGCAGCTTGTCGGCAACCTCTGGATCGGCCACCAGCTCGGGCGTGATGTAGTCGTTGCCGTCGATGTGCTTCTTGGCCGAAGCGCGGATCGTCTCCCACTCTTTCGCGCCGATGTCGTACAGGCTGAGAACACGGCGCAGCTCGTCGCCCAGATCATCCCAAACCTTTGGTGCGTTTAGCGCAAGATGATGCGCAAATCCCAACGCAGCAGACGCACGGAATTTTTCAGTCCAGAACTGAGACAGGTTGAGCTTCATGAACATGCGCATGGCCTTGCTCATGGAACCTGCTTCTTGCAGCGACCCCATTGCGCCCAGCTCGCCAGCGATGTTGTCAACGGCCACACCGAGCGAGGCCAGCAGTTGACGGCGGTCTTCTTGCTTGAGGTTTGTACCCAAGCCAGTGACGGCATCGGCCATGCCTGAGAAAAAGCTGCGGCCTTGGTATTTCATCTCGGAACCAAACACCGCAATGTCGTTGAGCTGAGAAAAGATCATGCCGCCCAACTTTGCCATCGTCTCCCAAGCGCGGAAGGCTGAACCTCGACGCGCCCAGATTTCGTTGACGGCGATGTCAGCGCGGCCATCCACCGCCTTGAGGTAGGTGTCGGCCATGCCGTTCGGCTTGGTGAAGTCGGCAAGGCGCTGGCGGTTGTCGGTGTCGCCCTTCATCATGGCCGACTGGTCGAGGTCGTTGATGATGGTGCGCAGCATGGCCTCTGGGTTTGACCCCAAGGTCTGCATCAGGCCAGTTGCCATTGCACGCTGGCGCAGGCCACCAACAAACGACTCGCGCACGTTGCCGCTGCCGTACTTTTCGTTGTAGTCAAACCACGCATCAGCGTCTTTAAAGTACACCTCGCGCTGCTGGCTGATCTTCTTGGCAAGGTTGCTCGGGCCTTTGAAGCCTGCCAGCTCGTCGTCTGGGATCGGCTTGAGATGCTGACCAGATGAGAAGTCGCTGTAGAGCTTGGCAAGAATGAAATCAATGCTGCCACCAGACAGGCTCATGCGGTCGAGGTCAAAGAAGCGCTCGGCATCGGCCTTCCACTGCTTCTCGCCTGCGGCGTAAATCTTGGCGCGGTCGTGGCTCTGCTTGACAATGTAGCCACGGCTCTCCCTGATCCACGCGCCAGCTTCGTTGGCATCGGTACGGCCAACCTCTTGCCACTTGTGCAGCACCTTTGCGATGTCGACGGCCTCTTTGGGTAGGTTGGCAAGCGCCTTGGCCTCTCCCTCTTTGCCCATCGACCACAGCGCACGCGACACCTCGCGGTCGAGCGCACCGCTGGTGAACAGCGACAGGTGGCCCGTGGCCTCGAGGTCGGTTGTCAGGCCAGCCATGTAGGTGCTGATCAGCTTGTGCTGGGTCTGGGCGGCGCTCAAGCGTGCGCCTGTCTTGGCGCGGTTCACGCCCACCAGCAGCGCCTCGATGCCCTCGGCAAAGTTGTTGCCAAAATTGTTTTGCACCCACGACACCTTCTCGACGCGCTTGATCATGTTGAGCGCGGCTTGGCGGCGCTCGATCACGGCAGACATCTCGATGGTTCGGGCCAGTTCGTCAGCGGCCATCATGGTCGCCTCGCGGTCGTCGCTCGCCATGCCCTTGAGCTTGAAGTAGCGCTCGCGTGCTTGCAACGACTCAAGCATCATCAGCAATTCGTCGTCGGACAGATCGCGGCCAGCGGCCTCTTTGATGACGTTGATACAGTTTTCGTAGGCCATGCTTTAGTTCCTCAAGCCACAGACGGCTGCGGCGTTCACGGCCTCACCTAGTCCTTGTGCGTCTTTGACACCTTCATCGAAGGCTTTGTTGATGGACTTTACTTCATCAAGCAGCTTGGCTTGGAAGTCACCGTCAGCGATCCGACCCAGCTCGTTGCGGGTCAGGCCAAGGTTCAGGAGTTCGTTGTCTGAGAGCCGCCCGATGTCGGCAGCGAGCTGTCGAAGGTCTGATCCCACAGGTGACCCAGACTGTCCTTGATCCCCTTCATTCGCTCGGGCGTTAGGCTCGGAACCCCCGCCCTTTCGATTTGCAGATCGATCAGATGATTGAGCAGCGTCCGTTGCGGCTGCGACATGGTCGACAGCTCCTTCGCGTCGAATGCCGTCAAAATTGCCTGCGAGATAACGCTCTGAGAATCCTGCTCGTTGTCCATCGTTTCCACTCCATTTCAGCGTTACCAGTTGAGGCTCGGGTTCGCCTTCTTTCCAGCCGTTGCGCTTGAAATAGTCCAGCGCGTCAGCACGGTTTGCTTTGCCGCCGAGGTCTGCCTTCTTAGCCTTTTCGACCTTGAAGCCAAGCGCCTCGAGCATCTCGATGGTGCGACCCATCGGGTGGCCCACGGTCGGCACGGCCAGAACCTCTGCATGTGTTGCGCCTTCCGCAACAGCTTTTGCGATTGTAGCACCGCCGTAGCCTTTTGCACCCACTTCGTTGTTCAGCCAAGAATCCAATACCACTCGGTTGGCCTCTTTGCGGAGGCTGAAATAGATGCGGCTGGCTGGGCCGTCTTTGGCCGCATCGTCGAGCTGGTAGATCGTGCGGGTCTTGGCCCTGACTTGGTCGGTGATTTCCTTGGCATCAAGGCGCGGCATGATGGCCGAGGCCTGCGAGCGCTGCATTTCGTGCCAGAACTCGGTAGGCGAGGCGCTACGCATGCCGCCCTTGCCAAAGGTGTCAGAGGTGGCCCAGCGGTCGTTCATGGCGCTGGTGACCAGCTTGGCTTGGCGAGGGGTCAGGTCGCCGCTGTTGAGGTCGCCAATGCGCTTGACCAGATCAGGGGTGATCTCGACCATCGGCTTGCCCAGCTCAAAGGCTCGGCGTGTGTTGATCTTTTCCGCTGGCGTGCCACGGGCGAGGGCATCGGCATTGGCCTTTGACAGCCAGTCCTGCCACAGCAGCTCGTAGTTCACAGGGGTCTTGAGCTTGCCGACCACTTCGCCCGTCATGCCCAGAGGGTAATCTGGGTGAGGCTGTGTGCCGTTCTCGCCAAGGGTGATGAAGGGGTTTTCGCGGTTGAGCTTGACCACCAGAACGCCGTCACCCCAGCGGTTGCCTGCGTACTCAGGCTCGACGGTGGCATCGAGGATTTTCTGAAAGTTGGGCGCACCCATGTCGCTGGCTTGCACTGATGACAGCACGGTCGCCACGCGCTTGCGTGCTTCAAACGAGATGCTGTCAAGGTAGCTGATCGCCTTCTCGCTGTCCGACAGGTCAGGGAAGTTGCGCAGCGCCTCTGCGATGTTTGCGTCAGCTTCTTTGGTGTTGCGGATCAGGTTGGTCAGCTTCTCGGCATTGCCCTTGGTGATGCGGCGGTCGCTCAAGTAAGACCTGATCTGGCCGATCATCGCGTTTGCCACGGTCGAGTTCGATTTGTGCATGTCGGGCGAACCCAACACCACCATCATGTACTCCGCGCCCTGATCCATCTTGCCCTTTTTGAGCGATGCGACAGACTTGCCACGGTTTGCCCACACCACGCCTGCGTCCATGTTGGATTCGCGCAGAGGGAAGTTGGGGCCACCCAGCAAAGGCACGGCCATCTGGAGCTTGGAGCCATCGATGCCAGTAAACAACGCGCCAGCCTTGGTGCGGTCAGCAATCGTTGGGATGAGGCGCATGCCGATCAGGTCTTTGAGCGTGATCATCGGGATGCGGTCGGACGAGGCGATCTGGTCGAGAGGCGCAACCTCTTTGACCGTGCCGCCCTGTGCTTCGATGGCCTGCTTTGCACCACGGGCGTAGTTCGGTGGCTCTGCACTGCGTGCGCCCATTGCTTCGGCGCTCGACACCTTCTTGAGCGCGGCCACGGCCATCGTGCGAATGTCGTCGGGCGACAGGTTGATCAGGTTGCCGTCAAGCACGCGATACAGGAACGCCTTGATCTGGCTGATGATGCGCTTGACCAATGGCAGCTCTGGGCGGTTCTCGACCAGATAGGCCATGATCTCCTCGGCCACCTGATGGTCTGGCGTGTCGCTTGGCACTTGGCGCAAGCCGTCCACAAAGCCTTCTTCACCAGCGGCTGCACGCTTCTCAACTTCTTTGGTGAGCTTGCGGAACAGGCCTTCGCCCAGCATCTGGCGCATGCCGTAGTGAACGCCAGCCTCGTGCAGCAGCACGCGAGGCGCATCGGCAGCGGCCACGTTGTCGGCAACGATGTAGCCGTTTTTGCCGTCGAACATGCCTTTGGTGTCGGCAGGGTGAGGCTGGCCGTCTGCTCGAGCTGGCAGCTCGGCCACGGTCTGCACGACCTTGACCGCACCGCTGTCGACGAGCTTGCCGCCATCACCGTCAAACGATTCGCGCAACGCCGATGTGGTTTCCTCAACAGTGGAGCCAGCGCTTTGGCCGCGAGAGTACAAGCCTTGCTGCTTCTGCTCGGCACGCAGGCGCTCGATCAGTTCAGGGCTTGCGCCATTCTTCTCGAGGTTGGCGATTGTCTGGTTCAAGCGCTCGACGGCACTGTCGCTGGCCTTCTGTGCGGCCTCGAGGTTTGCGTCTTTTTTGTCGCTGCGAGCAAGGCGCTCGGTTGCCTGTGCCGATGCGCTTTCGTCGGCCAAGCCAGACGCGCTGGGTTGCTGCTGGCGCTGGGCTGCGGCCACCACATCGGCAGGCGACATCTTGCCAGCCTCGATGTGAAAGATCGGCTCGACGTTGACGCTCTGGCCTTGGGCAAGGTGCGCAACGGCTGTGGACAGGGCAACCTGACGGGTCTGTGGCGAGGCCATGCCGATCACGAACGGGGCAGGCATCTGATCCATCTGCAACGTGGCACGGGCCATGTCAGCAGCGGCAGCGATCTGCTCGATGCGAGCCTGCACCAAATGCTCGTAGGCTGGTGGCACTTCGCCCTTGTCCAGCGCGGCCATCATCTGCTCGGCTTGGCTGGCCTTGGCGTTGGTGTCGATCTGCTGTTCGATGTTCTTCTTGGTGGCCTCGAGGCTCGAAAGCTCGTCATTGATCTGCTTACGCGCAGCAGACTCGGCTTCTTTGCGGCTCATGCCCTGCTGCTGGGCTTCCTTGGCGCGGCGCTTGAAGTCGGCCTCGTTGAGCGACTCGAGCCTGCTCTTGGTGTCGTCCAGTTGGCTGCGAAGCTGGGCGATGTCGCCGCCCTCGGCGCGGTTGCCAGCAGTGGCGAGCAAGTCAGCGCGGATCGTCTCACGCACATCACCGATGGCCTGCATGCGTGCGGCTTCGGGCGTTGTTTCGTACAGGCGTGCAAAGGGAGCCTCTGGCGCTTCTCGTGGCTGGTAGCCATCTTCACGCACCACGGCAGGCGGCTCTGCGCCTTTGAAGCCAGCGGCCTCGCGCATGCGTTCAGTCCAGCCAGCAGTGGCCGCGCCAACGTCTTCGATTTTTCCAGCCTCGAGCATGGACTGAAACTTCATCACGGTCATCGACTCGTTCATCGACAGACCGCGATATGCGTCCCACGGGTGGGCCTTGCCGCCGTAGTTGCGCAGGCCTTCACCAAAGCCGCCACCGATGGTGTGCAGGCCACCACCGAACACACCACCGAACGCCACGTTCAGCAGCGAGTCGGTCATGTTGTAGTCGTTCTGGAGCTGCTTGTTCAGGCCCATCATCATTGGCTCGAGCGCGGCAGTGCCGACCACACCCTCGGCAAAGCCAACGCCTGCGCGAATCGCAGTGCGGCCAGCAAAGCTGCCAGCGGATTGAGCGAGCAGGGAGGTGTAGCGAGCCTCACCGATGATCGGCACAAGGCCAGTTGCCACGTTGATGGGGTCGAGCAGCGAGCCAGCGAAAGCAGCACCAAAGCCAGCCACGTTGCGCAGGCCGTTGGGCGAGCGCTCGATGGCTAGGTTTCGAGCTGTGCGGTCTTGCTGGTTTTTGATCAGCAGGTCGAGAGCCTCGGCGCTGATGCCGCTGTCTGGCACGGTGAGCTTGACACCCGTCTCTTTGATCTTCTTGCGAGCATCATCTGCTGACAGGCGCACGACCTCTTTTGGCGTGCTGTCGATGTACTTGCCGACGATCTCTGAACCAGTCAGGCCAGTGTCGAACATCTGGTCGGTCAGGTTCGTGCCATGCTCGGCATCAAACACCGTGGCCGTCTGAGCCGACAGCATCGCAGGGCTTTCCTTGAAAGCACCCACGGCCTTTGCGCCAACGTACTCACCGAACCCCGATTGGTAGTCAGTCAGGGGAGACAGGCCGTTGCGGGTTTCATCGAGATAGATGGGCATTATTTATTCCAAGTCTTTGTGTCTTTGGCCTTCATGTCGGGAACTGCCGCTGTGTTGGGCTGCTCGCTCGACTTGGTCTGCGGAGTCTGGAAGGTCAACTTCTGCAACAGAGAGGGGCCACCGTTCTGGATGAGAGTATCCCACGAGAAGCGCACATCGCGGCCATCTTTGAGCTTCACAGGCGTGCCAGACACAGCGTCATACAACACCAAGCCCTTTTCATCGCCAGAGGTCAACCAAACAGACTGACTGTTGAATTTCAAGCCGTCGATGTACTGGCTCTTTGCGTCTTTCTCGGTCATGCCAGCGGGGATCGGAGGCAAGGCCAAGTCGTAGGTGTGCAGCAAATCGATGGCGTTCTGAGCGCCGCGCTCGATAGCGTTGACATCGTAGCCCTTCGGGATGCGTGCAGCGCCGCTGAACTCATAGCTCTTGCCGATGATCTCTTGATAGGCCTTGTTCGCCGCATCAGAGGGCTTCGCGCCCTGCGCAGCGTAGACGTAGGCCAAGCGCTTGGCCGAGTCGTAGACGGCATCGAACGTGGACACGCCGCCAACCTGAAACGAGGTTGAGCGTTTGAAGTCAGAGAACGCGCCATTGAGCTTGTCCTCGAGGTCTTTCGACACATCGCTTGGCACGCCAGATTTGAGGTCGTCCATCTTCATCTTGGCGGTCGAGGCCATCAGCGCTTTGGTGGCTGGGCTGATCTCTGGGCCAAGCGTGCCGATGACTTTTGCCACGGGCGGCAGATCAGGCGCGAGCTGCTTGTACACCTCGGGCCAACGGTTGCCCCATGTGTCGGCCAGCGTTTGCAGCATCTGCGCGGCGTTTTGACCACCGTCACCTTGCTGGCTGAACTGAGCCACGATCTGGTTTTTGTAGCCGTCAGTCAGGATTTGTGGCTTCAACACACCAAGGCGCTGCTGCTCTGCAAGCGTAGCTGTGGCAAAGCTCGATGCGGCGGCTTTGACCTGATCTGGTGTCTGTGCGCTAGTCAGCGCTGCAAACGCATCCTTGACGGGCTGCGAGTATTTCATCGAGTAGGCGGCGGGGTCGTCCGTGCGCATCTTGACCACGTTGGCCCATGCGGTCGTCAGCTTGCCAATGCGCTCCTGTGCGCCAGCGTAGCCAGCAGACTGAGGGTCGACGGCCTTATGCTCGTTGAGCATCGTCTGAAACTGCTCGGGCGTGGCCGTGGTGAGCTTTGACACCATGCCTGCGTACTCTTGCTGGCCGAGGTACTCGCGGTAGGCGATCTGGCCCTTCTCTGGCCCCAAGAACTTGGTGAACTCGACAGCGCTCTTTGGGATGCTGTCAGTGATGCCCATGTCGGCGCGTGCCTTGCTGTCTGTCAGGCTGTCCTGAAAGCGTGCCAGATCGACCGCATTGACTTGGTTCACGGCTGTGGTGGCATGCTCGAGCCATGCGTGGTATCGCGAAGGCTCAATGGTTTTGACCAGCGAACGCATGTACTCAGGCACGGCCACAGCGGTTTCGCTGCTGGCTCGCAGGTCGTTGGTGCGGGTGTCCCATGCGGCTTTGTAGGGGCCGTACTTCTCTGGGTTCTTGGCAACCAATCCATCGAGGTACTGCTGACGCAGTTCGATGAACTTGTTGACATCGCCACCAGCTTGCGCGAGCAGCTTCTTGGCGCGATCAGGGCCAGCCAGCACAGCGGTGTCGAACGCAGCCGTGGCGAGTTGTGGGTTCTGAGCAGCGAGCTGGTCGCCGCCGATCTTGTCCCAATAGCGCTCGCGGTAGAGCTTGGTTGCGCCTTCTTTGGTCAGGTTCTTCACATCAACATCAGGGTTGTGTTCCTTGTTGATGCCCATGTTGACTTCTGCGCCGTTGCTGTCCTTGGGGTTGTAGCCACCCTCGTGCGTAAACGTGAACTTCAAAGCGCTGTCGAAGCCGCCACCAGTCTTGCCGTAGCCTTCTTCCATCGCAGCCTTGAACAGCGCAGGGTTGCGTTTGATCTCGGCCCAATTTGCAGCGTCTGTGAGCGTGCGCAGCGTGGACTGAGCGCGAGCGTTTCGCTTGTTTGGGTCTGTGTACCCAGCGTTGGCAAGCTGGGTCATCATGTTCTCTTTGACCAGCTCAAACGCCTGCGGCTCTTTGGCGACGATAGCAGCGGCGGTGGCCGTCGACTCGTCGAGCTTCTTGTCAGCAAAGGCCTCGCCTGCCTGAGTTTCAAAGTGCTTGGCTTGGCTGTACAGGTGCAGCTCGATGCTGTTGAGCCTGTCCTGCGCAAACTTCTTGGCCTTCTCGTTGGTCATGCTCGAGATGAGCTTGTCCTTGCCAGTCTGGAAAGACTTGAGGAAATCCTTGCTGAAATCAGGCGCACCATCGGGAGCATTCTTTTTCAGTTCATCGAGGTGATCGATGTTTTGCAGGTAGTAGTCTTGCACGGTCTGACCCGCTGCGGCCACGGCATCGCCGTCGAGCTTGTGCTTGTAGAGGCCAACGCCAGTGTCAATCGCGCTGCCGACCTGCTGCATGGCCTTGCCATACGCGCCAGAAAACTCGACATGCGCAGCCTGTGGCGTAACGCCAAAGCCGTTGGGCGTGAGTGTCGACTCGTAGGTTGGAATTTTTACTGACATTAACGCCCCTTATGCTGCTGATGAGCCGCCACTTTGCGACATTTTGTACATCTGAGAAGCGCTGTCGAAGAGCGCAGCGGTGGCCGCAGCTTTGCCAGCCTTCATCGCCATGTCTGCATTGATGCGGTTGACCTTTGCGGAATAGCGCAGTTGCGCGGCTTGATCGATCAGTCCTCGTGACTTGCTTGCGCCATCGTAGCGAATCGCCAGTTGGTCAAGCATCGAGTTGACTTCGTTCTGCTGCAAGATGTCTGCGTTGCTGCCATCAAAGCCAGCACCAGACTGAGCGACAGCGGCATAGGCCTTGCCCTGCGTGTCGTGGAACTTGCGAAGCGCGGCTTCTTGCTGTGCGTTTGACTGCTCGTTGGCGACCTGCGCGTTATTGGTGGCTACGGTCGCGTTGTATTCGTCCGACTGAGCTTTGGACAGATATGTGCCTTGCGCTGCTTGCGCCTCGTAGATCGAGCCTTGCGCTTTGAAAATGCCGCCCATTATGAAACCCTCGCGTAGAGATCGGTATCAACGCCATCGGGCGTGTATGCACGCATGCAGCCCTCGCGCTGGAAACCGAGCATTTGCATCCAGCGGTGGCCTTCCGCGAAGTCGCTGGTGACTGTCGTCTCCACGCGCTTGACGGGGTGCAGGCGCAACGCACGCTCGACCATTTTGTGGATGTAGAAGAACTTGCGACCAGCGTCATTGCTGATCAGCGCCCAGACCTGTGACCTGCCGTTCCAAATGTTGATCATGCCGATGCACGCCACCACCTTGTCGCCATCGAGCGCCGTGTATGACGGGCCTGCTGCTTTCAAGCTGGCTCCGTATTCGGGATCAGTGAGAAGTGGTTGCAGCATGGCTTGACTCGGTTGAAGTAGAAGGGTGGCTAAATGCTCTGGCTCAAACTGAACAGTCCTCATCGGTCGAATGTGTGTACTTGCGGCATGATCGCCACCACCGTCATCGGCAGCGGCTGCTCCTGCTTAACCATCACAAAGCCGTCGAAGTCATAGCCACCAGCCCAATCAATCGGGCCTTTGTCGCCAGTGAACAGCGGCGGCGCTTGATCCATTAAGTCAGAGCCAGTTCGGAACTCGACTGTGTCGAGGTTGTTCTCATCTGGCCCCACCAACGCACCGAGCGTATTGTAAAAGCGAAACACCACCTTGGTGATGCGTTTGCTCTTGCCTTGGGCTGTGCCATCACCAGCGCCAGCCTCGATGCGCGTAGTCTTGAGCCACGCAGGGCAGGGCAGGCCGACCTGCACGACAGAGGCAGAGCGCTGCAACGTGATCGAGCCGCTGGTCACCACGCGATCTGGGTGAGACGCGCCATCAGCCAATATCGCCACGGTCTGGCCCTCGAGGTGCGACAGGCCGCTAATCGTCGTGGTGGCCGTGCCGTTGTAGGTCAGGCCGCAGTCGACATAGAAGCAGCTCGACTGAGCATCGCCATCGCGGTACTCGCGCTCGAGGTACTCGACGTATCGCTTGGTCGTGCCGTTGATCGTGCGCTTGACGATGAGCCACAGGTCGTCACGGTCTTGGCTTGGGTTCGGGATAACGCACACCGACTCGACAATGCCATCGCCGCCGAGCTGGTGAGGATGCCAGCCGAGAACGTCCTGCTCTTTGTTGAACGTGAAGCCCAGCAGCTTGCCGTCACCTCGAGCAGCCCACATGCAGACGTATGGCTCTTTGTGCCAGTCAGTCTGGACGATGCCGCTGTAGGTGACATGCTCGGCCAGCACGGTCAGGTCGTTGGTGACGTAGCCGTTTTGCTGGAAGTTGTACGAGGCCTCTTTGAGCTTGCGGCCAGAGCGCTGCACAAACAGCGTCGAATAGCCCACGCGCACAGGGGCAACCGAACGCGAGCCTTCGGAGGTCTGCTGCTCGATCTTGACGTTGGATGGCGCAAACACATCGCTGGTGCTGTTCTCCGCGCATGCAAACTCGCCGCCAGATGTGCCGACCAGCAGCGCCTGCGTTGGGGCCAGCCACTGCACTTGGTTGACCTCGTCGCTCGAGATCGTCAACTGAATGGCGCGGTCGGCCACCACTTGGCCGCTGTCGTCTTTCGACGCAAAGTTCTCGAAGTCACCTGCCACCGAGAAGTAGAGCTGGATGCCCTTGGACAGCGTCAGGCGCTCGCGGAAGAACGTGACCTTGGTAGGGTAGCCATCAGCAGCATTGAACGCAGCCTTGGCCCAGCGGAAGGTCGCGTTGCCAGAGCCAACCACACCAGTGGGCAGCACGGTTGTACCCTGCACCACGGCGGTCACCGAAGTGCCGCTGGTGTAGCCAGTGATTTTGACGTAGCCAAAGCCAGAGTCGACGAACTGCCAGTCGAGGCCTTGTCGCTCGCAGGTCGTGCCGCTGATGCCTTGGTAGTCGCCATCGGCCACAGTGCCGTAGGTGTGGATCGGTTTATCTGGGCCAGTGCGCCATACCTTGCCAGCCGTGGGTGTGCCGTTGGTCGTGCAGATGTAGGTCTTGCCGTCACTGCGGCGATACACGCCGTTGGGGTTGGTGGTGTACTCCTGCCCAGCAGTCCACGGCTTGATGGCCGACAGGTCTTTTGGCTCGAGGTAGAAGAACGAGCCAACCATGCTCGAGGTGAAGATGCTCGAGTTGGCTGTCAGCGTCACCGTGCCTGTGTTAGCGCTGGCGTAGACGGTGATCGTGCGGTCGGTGTTCTGGGTTTGGTACGGCCCGTTGATCAGCGGCGCATCTGCAATCGTCCAGTTGGTGTTGCCAAAGCGCGAGAGCTTTTGCAGCGGGTGATTTGGGTGGGCGATGTAGATCACATCACCAGACTGCACCATCGACAGCGCAAACGTGCCATCGCTGTTGGTCATCTCAGCAGCAGTGAAGGGCGACACGATCTCGTAGGGCGAGCCACCAGACAGAAGCTGGCCGTGGTTGGTGTAGAAGCGAATGTAGAGGTGGCCGAACTCAAGCACATAGGCCTGCGTTGTGCTGAACTCGAACTTTGACAGCCATGTGCGGTTGGCGCTGCTCTTGACCTCTGCCACAAAGCGAGAACCTGCTCGACGCACCGCTGGGCCTTGCACGGCAGGGATGAAGTTGAGCATCTCATCGCAGCCGCTGCTGTACTTGTTGACATCAGTGCGGCCAGCCATAAGAGGCGACAACTCGCCAGCGTTGAACGAGGAACGTAGTGGTGAGGCCTTGGGCATCTCTTAAATCCTTGAAATGATCCAAGAGTTGTCAGGCGGCGTGGCTGGTGGTTTCTCGATTGCGCCAATGCGAATGGCATTGCTCTTGGCACGCTTGTAGTCGGCCCAAGCTGCCTGCTTCTTGGTGTCAGATTGTGTGAGGTCTTCTGCGATCTCGGCTGCAATGCGTGCGGCCAGCATCTCGCGGAAGTTTACGTCCCACTGGTTGGGGTCTTCGATGCGCGATATGTATCGCAGCTTCAAGGGAGCTTCAAAATCAGTGATGATCAAGTTGCCCTCGATCATGTATTCCTGCGTCTCTGCACCGATGTAGTTGTCCATCACGGCAGATGGGTACTGGTCACCGATCATGTCCAGACGCAAAAAGTCTGACGGCAGTGCGTATTGGTAATTGAAACCAAACGCAGGTGCATCAGCAAGCGCGGCCAAAGAGGTGCGCTTCATGGCGAACTGCCAGCGGCTGGTACGCAGCTCGTCGTCTCGCAAGTCTTCAAAGCAAGACGAGATCGCACGCGCAGCCTTCACATCATCGCTGAGTGAAGTGATACGCGCCGATCCGAGTTTGGTCAGCGCACGGTTGGCGACTTGGATGACTGAGGCCATGTGCGCCTCCTATTAACCCAAGCCGACGAGGTAGGCGTTGATGTTGCTTGGTGTGCCACCAGTGCAAGCACAACGCACATTGCCAGCAGGCAAGTCGATGGCCGACTGATTGGCTGGCAACACGGTGAACTTCACCACGGAACCAGTAAACACCTGCACATCCATCCAAGCGCCAGATGGCGATTGAATTTGCAAGCTGATCGTTGAGCTGCCGACAGTGCCGTCAACCATGAACTGGTATTCGCCGCCGCTGATAGGGACAGCCGAACCAGTAGCAGAGCCTGCGGTTAGCAGCGTGTATTGTTTGTCATCTGCGCGACGAATAGGCATAAGTTACCTCACCAGTTTTTAGATGCGGCAACGATGTAATCGTTGAGCTTCTGCTGTGCGAGGATCAAGTCCTCTTTGGCAGGTACGTTTGCGTTGGTGTTGATCACCAGCTCGATGTCTTTGGATGTGGTCGAAGAGCCTTCGGTCACACTGCCCATTGCACCAGCACCCACGTTGATGCCGAAATAGTAAGCCATGAGTTTCTCCTATGAATGGAAGGAGGGGCTAGGTTTCCCCAGCCCCCGTTTCATTTCCGATTAGTTCGGAGCGCTGTAGAACAAGTCCACAACGGCTGTGCCGCTAGAGGGCAATGACGCACCAGCGATGGTGGCGATCACAGTTTCCTCAGTGGTCAAGCCTGCATCGCTTGCAGCCACAACAGCGTTCTTACCAAACAAGGTGGGAACGTCAGCAGTGGTGTAAGCAGCAGCAGCGGCGTACTTGGCAGCAGTGCCAGAGATGCCGATGGCGAGAGTTGCAGAGCCAGTAGTGGCCGACACGTTGATCGTACCGAAAGCGAACACTGCACCAGCAGGCAAGTTGCCCAACTGGATGATGTCGCTTGTGGTCTGAGATGCGAACGTGATGGTTGCACGCAAGCGCTTCAAGCGACCGCCGTAGACGGAAGCGCGAGGCTTGTAACCAACAGGAGTGCTGGTCTGGTTGGCGCTGCCGCCAAGTTCGTTAGAAAGATAGGTTGCCATGTTGCGTTACTCCTTCGATTAAGCGCAGTTGATGATGACGCACTTTTTCTCTTCCATGCGTGCGCCACCGAACGTGCCAGTGACATACACCTGATAAGAGTTGCGCTTGTCGGCGCGGCGGTCGATGGAGGTCTGCACATCGTTCCACACACCCAAGGCCATGCCAGACTTAGCCCAGCAAGGAACCAAGTAGCGTGAGCCAGTGGTGAACTGACCATCAGAAGAACCAGACGCGATGGCTGGGTTGATGGCAGTGTTGAAGTTTGCACCACCAGCGATGCGCTCGCTGTGAACGAAGTTAAAGCCCATGAACTGACTGATCTTGCCGTCAACCAACACTGGCTTGCTGTTGTAGTCCAAGCTGATCGCTTGAGCTTCGTTCAACAAGTCGTCGTGCTGCTTGGCAGTGATCGCCATGAACAACTGGTCGTTGTCCACATCGACTTCGGCTTCCAACAGCTTGCGCTTTGCGGCGCGGAGTTTGGCAATGTTCAGGCCAGTGGCAGAAGCAGCGCCAGTAGCAGCGGGAACAGACTGGCTGTTGCTGTTGTAGGCGTACAAAGTGCCAGTGGTGGTCGTGCCGTTCTCACCAGTGTTGTTGGAGTTGTAGAAACCAGAGATGATTTCGTCGTCGATGGCGCGGCCCATCGCCCAAGCGCCAGCCATTGCGTAGCTGGAAGTTGGGTCGATCAACATGCGCAGTTTGTCCTGCGAGTCGATCAAGTCAGCCCAATCGTAGTCGTTTGGATAAATCCAACGCTTGTCTTGGGGAGTGGAGATCAAGGGAGTGTCGCTGTGGCGAGACTGGTTGCGAACAGGAGAAACCTGACCGAACTGCTCGGCCATAGAAGCGGCCTTACCTTGGAACTTGAAGTTCTGCACAGTGTTGCGCAGACGAGAGCCTTGCTGTTGCAAGAGCATTTGGACGTTCGTGCTGTACTGCTGAACGAACGCCGTGGAGACGTTGAAAGACATATTTCTACCCTTTGAAGGTTAGGTTGATTAAGCTGGTTTCCCAGCACTCTTCGTGGGGCTTGTCCGAGCAGTAGCTGTCGGGGCCAATTTGCTCTCTTTCGAGCTGTCACTCGGCCCTTGTGGGGTTGTCGAGTTCGGCACACCGTTGACCCAAGCCAAATACGTTCTCGCTTTCGCGATCACCTCATCTGGCAAGAGGTCGGCGCGGTGCGCCAATTTCAGGCATTCTAGCCTGATTTGCGGTGAGTGTTGCAAGTTTTCCATCACTGGTGCGCCCTTCGCATCACTCTGGGTATGCAACTGTCATCAGGCGCTTGAGTTCAGCCTGTGCGTCAGCGTTGCCACTCATGTACTTGGTTGCCCACTCGGTGTCGGCACGCAGTGCGGCGATGCGCTGCTTCGCTGCCTCGGGTGTCATGCCAAAGCTCTGTGTGGTGTTGCCACCCTCGAAGTTGTGTTCGGTCAAACCACGGCCAATACGGGACATCAGCTTGAGCATCTCGCCCGTGCCGATAGCGCCTTCGATGGCTGTGAGCTTGTCAGCATCAAGGCCGAACTCTTTGGCAGCGCGTGAGCCGAGAGCGATGTTCTCGTTCCAAGCCTGACCCCATTCGCCCTTGAGCGCGGCGATGTCCTGCTCAACCTTCTGAGCGCTCTGCTGGGTCTGCTGGCCCATCGCGCCCTGCATGTGTTCGTTCCACTTGGCAGCGATCAGCTCGGCCTGCTTCTGGTTCAGGCCAGCCTCGTGCATCCATGCGGCTGCGGTCTTGGCAAATGAGCCATCGTCGCCTTCGGGCAGGGGGAGCTTGTACTCTTCGGCAGACTTCGGACGGCCAAGCGCGTCATACACGCGACCCCAGCCTTCGGCATCGTCTGCGCCCTTGGGCAGTGGGAGCTTCTCACCACCGAGCAACTTCTCGAGGTTCTTGTAGCCAACGGCCAGCTCGCTTGGGTCTTTCCAGCCCTTGTTCTGAACGTAGCCCTTGAGTTCGCTGTCCTCGATCTTGTCGTACCAGTTGCCAGTGGATGTGTCGGGCTGCTTGCCGATGTCGCCAGAGGCAGCACCAGATTGGCCCGTCATTCCAGTTGATGCGGTGGGATCACCGCCAGTATTTCCAGCAGTGGGTTCACCTGCTGGGTTGCCTGCAATGATTGCAGACCCGCTTGTTGCATCAGTCATCGAGAAGCTCCTTTGGAGTGGTTGAAAAAAAGGGGTGGCCTACTTGCTTCGTCCAGATACCGCGCTACTCATCTCCGCGATTCAAGCATTCGGGGCGCATCAGCTTTCGGCCTATTCGTTGCAGATCAAGAAAGAAACTTGAGCTTGTAGGTGGTGGAGTTCAGCAGCGTGACGATCTCATCGATGGCGTTCTGCATCTCGCTGTCGTCGCACACGAGGTATCGCGTGTCGTCCACAAACTTGTTGAGATGCACAACGAACTCGAGCGCGTTGTTGTACGGCGGCATGGTCGCTTGGTTGGGGTAGTTCTCGACGATGCCGTACTTGCCTTGGTAGGACTCGATCAACGTGTCGGTCAGCTCGGGCAGCTCTGAGTACAGCGTGTTGAGCGCCATGTGTTCGGCAAAGCTGCGCGTCTGCAAGTGCAGGATGTGGGCCATTGGCGCGGCCATCAGCAACACCATGAAGAACTCAGCAGCCTTTGCGTTGGTGCTGCTGCCCTCGGCTGTGCTGTACTCTTTTGCCTCGTCTGCTGGGTTGTCACCAGACAGCATCTTGGCTGCGTTAGTCGTTGCCATTGTTTGGTTCCTCGAGGTTGAAGACTTGTTTCTCGTCGATGTGCAGGTGGGCCATCAGGCGCATCCACACCTCGCGGCGACCTTCGGCCATTGCCATTGCCAGAGGGTCGATGTTCTTGCTGATGGGCGACACCGTCACCGTGGTGGACTGTGCGCGGCAGAACTTCTTGAGGTCGGCCAACACGATCTCGGCGTTGGGGCTGACGTTGCCAGACGCATCAAAGAACACGGCACGATAGGCGTGCTTGCGATTCAGGATGCGCTGGACTGCTTTGGTGAGGTTGCCGATCATGCTGCGAACAGGTTAGGGGTTTGCTGTGAAGGGCTGGACGAGGCCAACGCCTGCGCCTGTGCCAAGTCTTTTGCAGTGCTTGCGGCCACGGGTGCAGCCTCGAGCAGTTGCTGGGCCTGTGCAGCCTGTGCCTTCTGATCGTTGAGCGCCTTCATCTTTTCGGCAGAGCGCATGACCTTGGCAGGCACGCCGTTGATGTCGGCCAACTCACGGGCCACGGCCTCTGGGTCGAACACATCCATCACAGACGGGTCGATCTGAGCCAGCGGCGCGATGGCCTGCAAGGTGTTCATGATCGCCACGCCTTCCTCGGCACGCTGGGCGCGGTTCAAGGGCGATGCGTACTCGATGTCGACCGAGCCACCAGCCTCACGCAAAACGTCAGGCATGGGCGGCAGCACACCAGCTCGAGCCAAGATGTCGATCTCGCGCTCGATCAGTGGGCCAAGGAACTCGGACTGCTGACGGCCCATTGTCGGAGCCAACAGAGCGCCCTTCTCCTGCGCACGCAGCATGGCCTCGGTCGCCGTCATCTGTGGCGAGTCGACGAGGATTTGGAACAGCGTGACCAAGAAGGCATCGTTGATGACCTTGCGGCGCTGATCCATCATGTCGAGGCCGATGTCGACGCGACCGTTGGTCTGCAACGCATGCACGAGCTGCTGGCCCTGCTCGTTGACACCACCGTAGTTGAGGGCGCTTGGTCGCATGTCGAATGCAGCCAGCGCACCGTCTTCCTGCAAAAGCAGAGGAGGGTCGACCATCTTGTGAGCAGCGCGGATCACCGTCTTGCTCATCTCGTTGAGCATCTTGATGTCAGGCAGCACGGTCATCGCAGGGCTGCGGCCATAGACCTCTTTGGGGCCAGTGACGTAGCGACCCACGGCATACGGCATGGTGTGGAAGCCACCTTCGCCCACGATGCTGCGGCCATCGATGGCGATGTAGCACGAGGCGATGGGCATGCCTTTGTAGTCTTTGCGGTTGCCATCAATCTCGCCGCGAGGCATCACAGCATGGATGAAGTCGAAGTTTTGCTCGGGCGACTTTTCGACGGCCTTCTTGATGGCCTCTGGCAACATCTTTGTGCCAAAGCGCTGGGCGGCTTGGCGTGCTGTCATCGGAAAGCGACGATGCACGGTGTCGACCATGCCTTGGTGGTTCTCAGCGATGAACATCTCGTTGAGTGGCACGGAGCGATAGCGAATGCCGTGGCCGATCAGGTCATCGATGAACATGCCACTCGTGCCGAAAGCACCGAGGCCGATGTAGCACTCGTTGGCCTGTGACGCGAAGTTGGCTTTGGGTGCATAGCGCACCTGAAACAAAATCTGGGTCAGGGCATCGAGATACTCTTTGACCTCTTGGTTCTCATCGAGTTCAGGCACGCCAGTCTTGAGCTTGTGCCAGCGCTGGGTGCGAGGCGTGAGCATCGATTCCATCGCGGCAGCAAAGCGCTCGAGGGCAAGGTTGGCCGTGGCATCGAACACGCGCTCGGTGTGCTTGTCGCCTGCGTTGCGGTTGACCTTGAAGTGATCGGAACGGGGCAAGATGCGCTCTGCAATCTCGCGCCAGTGGCTGTCAAAGATAGCCCTGTCGGTCGCCATCTTTTCTTGACGGCGAATGATGTCATCGACGCGAGAGTCGGTCATGTCTTAGCTCCCCAAAAGGGTTTTCGTTCCAGCGTTGGTGAGCGCTGGGCTGTTGCCTGCAAGCATCTGTGCGCCACCGCCAGAAGGCCTGCGGCGTGATGCGTTGTTCTGAAAGTCCATTGCGTTCTGTGCGTCCTGCATAGTGCCGCGCAACTCGGGTGGCGGCGCATACGATGGCGTGGCTGCGGTTGCTGCAATGGGTGATGTGGCCGTAGGAGATGCTGCGGCAGGCGATGCCGATGATGAACCAGCAGACGGCGCATCTGCGCCAATCACTTTGCCCACTGTCGATGTGACTGCGCTCACCGCTGATTTGATTGCTCCACCCATGTCAGCCTCCCAAGAGTTTGCTTGTGCCAGTTTGCGTTGCGCTCAAGTCGCCCTGCTGACTGGTCAAGATGGTTGCTGCACGGCCACGGCGCTCTGCTGCACGGTCAGACGACTGCTGCGATTGACGCGCTGCATCGATTGTTGGCGCAGGCGCTGGAGCCGTTGGCGTTGGCGCTTGCTGCTGGATTGTTTGGTACTGAGTTGTATCGTTTGCACCGAACATGCCGCCAACAAAACCGCTGACTGCATTGGTGACTGATTTCACTACACCGCCCATATTTCACCCCATGATGTTGTAGTCTGAGATTGCGGTCGCCTGCCGAAATGCAGGACGATCACGCCTGACAAGCGCTTTCGCTTCGCCGCCGCCGACCATCATGTACTGCCCAGCTTCACAAACGTGGGAGTATTTGCCTTTGTCGGGAACATCGCGGTAGCGCTCTTCGCCCGTGACTTGTAGTCGCTTGTAATTGTAGCCCCCTGCCATGCCTTTGCGCAGCATCTTGCATTGCGGGTGAATGATCAGGCCTGCGCTGCCATCGATTAGGCGCGTGAGAGGCACGGCCACACTCTCGCGGCGCTTGATGAAGTCGTTGGTTGCGGCAGGGTTTGCCATCACGCCGTTGGCTCTCAGAATCTGGAAGGGCGTGATCTCATCGGTCTGCGCACGGATGTCACCAGCAGGGTCGCCCGTGATCGAGCCAATCGGAAAGCCTTTGTAGTGCGTCTGGATGTGCTGGTTCAGGAGCTGGGCAAAGCGCACCGCACCCATGTCCTCGGTCACCAGCTCAGAGTGCCAGCGCCATTGGCCCATCGCGGTCTTCTGGCCGATCACGGCGGCAGGTGTCAGACCAAAGTCGATGCCCACATGGATCGGCACGGAGGGCAGCAGGTCGAACTCTTTGCAGTGGATCGCGTCCTTGTACTCGGGATAGACGGGTCGGCCATCGCGCACGAAGCCGTACTCGCCGTGGACGTAGACCTTGACCCAATCCTCGTCTTTGCCTGCGATCTGGCGCTCGTAGTAGTTGGGCGGCAGGTTCTCACGGTTCTCTGCATCGGGCGACATGCCTGATGGCTGACGGAAGAAGCGCCAGCCCTCGGGGTGAACGTCCTCGGCCAGCTTGTACCACCAGTGATCGCTGTCAGGCGGGTTGGTCGAGGCGATGATGCCAGACCACGAGCAGCCACCCATCATCTTGCTGGGGTAGCGACCGACACGACCAGTCAGGCCGTCGACTACGGCCTTGGGTACTTCACGGGCCTCGTCGATCCATGCGCCTGTCAGCTCCATACCGAGCAGCTTGGCAACGTCATCAGGACGGTCGAGCGACACGAAGATGATCTCCATGTCGAGGTCGCCCTCTTGGATGTGATGCGTGGGTGGGCCAGTGTCGACCCAACGGCCAAGCTGTGGTGGAACCCACTGATGCCATGACTTGATCGTGGTAGTGCGCAGTTCTGGGTAGGTGTTACGCACCACGGCCCAACGGCTGCGGCGCTTGCCATCGCTTCCAACTTTCTGCTGCTGCGACCTGCGCAGTATGTCCATGATGCAGACGGTGGACTTGCCAGAGCCGAACGGCCCCATGATGCCGCGAAAGAAGCTGTCGTCCCACATGAAGGCGCGGGAGACAGGGCCAGTCGGGGCGTAGTTGATGACGGCCATCAGTCTTTGACCACCACGCCAGCCACGCTCTTCTCGTACAGTGGGCGCTCGACGCGACGAGCCTCGCGCTCCATGTAGGCATCACCAAAGTCAGGCTGACGCTGCACTGGCTCGAGCGTGACATGGTCGACAGGTGGGCCAGCAAACACGGCGAGCCACAGCACGGTGAGGCCAACGCCAACGAACAGGCCGAGGCAAAAGTAGGCAAAGTAGATCAAGGCTTTTCTCCCATATCGATGTTGATGGCAAAGCCGACCTTCTCGCCAGCGGAGGTCACATCGACCTTGTCGCCGTACTTCTTGGGGTTCCACTTCGCCAACAGCTTGAGCCGCATCTCGACTCGGTTTTTCATCCACGAAACGTGGGCGCTGTCGCGGTGCTTGCTGCCACCAGACTGCGAAAACGTCTCGGCCATCTCTGCTTCGCTGTCGATGATCTCAAGGCATTCCTCTGCGATGGCATCGTGGCCCATCTCGCGTGCGCGTGCGAAGCGTGCGGCGAACTCTTCATCCTTCTCCAGCCACTCGTACACAGTGCGCCAAGCTGGGTTGCCCTCTTGACGGCAGAACTCACGCAGCGTCTGGCCTGACGCGATCCATTCGATGATCTCGTTGGCCTTGGCTTGGGGTACTGGCTCGGGAGGGCGACCCATGCGCTTTTCTCCCTGCTTGTTTGGTTCGGTAGTCATGACGCGATTCTAGTCTCTGATGTGAATTTCGCAACAGGGGCATCAAGCCATTGCCCTTCTTGCCCTCGGTTGCCAAAGCTCCATTGCATCTGGCAGTCACGCATCAGGCGCTCGGCTGCTGCTTTGCCGCGCTTTTTCTCGATGCTGTCGATGTACTCGTGAGCCTTGTAGCCACCATAGTCACGCCGCCAGCGAAGGACGGTGCGCACCTCGCACTGGTGTCGGTACTCTTCGCTGTAGGTATCGATCACAGCTTTGCCATCCATTCTTCAAACTTGGCATCGGTCTGCCGTCTCTTGCTCTGGTTCTGTGGTGGCTTTGGCACTCTCTTTTTTTTCTCAGGTGCAGGTGCTGGTGCTGCTGGCTTGAGATAAGGCCAAGGCGCGTTGGGTGCGAGTACGGTTTTCATGCTGCCTCTTTTGCGTAGAGGATTGTGCCAACCGTAGGCCAGTTGTTGGTGAGTCCTTTGAACTCTGGCCCATGCACTTTCCAGTCATGCACAACAGCGACAGGCTGATAGCGTGAGCTTTGAGCTTCCTCAAAACCGAGGTTGTAGGCATTGGTCATGGCCGTGATGGTGTTCTCGTTGACCGCTGCCATGCGCAGGGTCTGGATCAATTCGTCGAGTGTCATATTTTTTTCAGAGTTCAAAGAAGATGATGTCGATGGCCGCGCAGAAGATGATGATGGTCATGCCAAGTCGCCTGTCACGGCCAGCGCGGTGTTGATGATGTGCAAAGGGTAGCGCACACCAGCACGCACTGCGTTGAGGATTTGGTGGGCGTGTGCGCGGCTCATGCTCCACCCCACAATGCGATGATCCCGCAGCCCAGCATGATGATGCCGACCACTTGGGAGCCTGACTTGTTGAGGTGTGGCGCGATGTAGATGGCCGACAGCAGTAGGAAGAATTGCGTGACCGTCATGCTGCAATCCCCAATGCCTCGCGTGCAAAGCGCAGGTTCAATGGCCTGATCTTCTCGCCAGCTTCGTGCCTTGCGATGATGATCCTTGCCCATGCCTTGGGGTCGTACTCAGACGCTGGCTTGGCCTTGATCACATCGCGCAGCTTGGCGAACTCAGCGGCCACTCGAGCTGGGTCGGCCTTCACATGGGTGATGGCTGGCACGCTCTCGTTGCGAGGGGCCATGCGGCAGAGCTGCTTGAACTCGATCACGTTGGGTGATCGTGGTGGCAGGTTCTCAAGCGCCCATGCGATGCACTCGAGGTGGCTCTCGTAGGCAGACAGCTCGTGCGCCCACAGGCTCTTCACCTTGGCCTCATCCTGCCCCATCCACTTGGCAGTCCACTCGTTGCCGTAGCTGGCTGCTAGGCGTTCAAACAATCGGTCAATCGCTTT